CCGTGCGATTGCCGAGGCAAGCCGCGCCAGCCAGGGGCAGAAAAAGTGGGAAGCGGAGATCCGCGCAAAAGCAGCCACGGCGGCCACCGATGTGGCCGAGCGTGAAGCGAAGAAGGCCGGACTGTCTGGTGATGCCATTACTGCCATGCGTGCAGCCATCATGCAGGAACTGGCCGGATGAGTACGCTCGCCCAAAAACCGGCCACTTCGGTGCTGTTGCCCTATCAGCAGCGCTGGATTAGTGACCATGCGGCGGTAAAGGTGATGGAGAAGTCTCGCCGGATTGGCCTCTCGTATGCCGAGGCGGCTGATTCGGTACTCCATGCGGCGGCAACGGCCGGGGCGAATGTGTATTACATCTCCTACGACAAGGAGATGACCAGCGGCTTCATTCAGGACTGCGCCGGATGGGCGCGGGCATTCAATGCCGCAGCCAGCGAGATCGAAGAGTCGGTGATCGAACAGGAAGACCGGCAGATCCTCACCTATGCCATCCGCTTCGATTCCGGCCACAGTATTCAGACCTTCAGTTCCAACCCGCGTAACCTGCGTTCCAAAGGCCGACCCGGTGAACGTCTGGTCGTCGATGAAGCCGCGTTCGTCGACAACATTGCCGAGCTGCTTAAATCGGCCATGGCCATGACCATGTGGGGCGGTAAGGTACGCATCATCAGCACGCACAACGGGGTAGAAAACCCGTTCAACACGTTGATCGAGGACATCCGTTCGGGCAAGTACGACTACAGCCTGCACCGGGTGACACTGGATGATGCGCTGGCCGATGGCCTGTATCACCGTATCTGTCAGGTGACAGGCAATACCTGGAGCGCAGCTGGCCAGAGTCAGTGGCGCGACCAGCTTATCGCCCGTTATACCCCGAATGCCGATGAAGAGCTGTTCTGTATTCCCAGCCAGTCCGGCGGCGCGTGGCTTTCCCGTGCACTGATCGAATCTCGCATGAGCGACAAAACACCGGTGCTGCGCTACGCCGCTCCGGTTGGCTTTGAGCTGCTGCCCGATCACATCCGCACGGCGGAGATGCGTGATTGGCTGGATGAGCACCTCAAGCCATTGCTGACTGCGCTGCCATCGGATGCGTTGAGTTTTCTGGGTGAAGACTTTGGACGATCGGGCGATTTGACGGTACTGACTCCGCTCCTGCAACAGCAGAATCTTCGGCGTAAGACGCCATTTATCCTTGAGTTGCGCAATGTGCCGTTCCAGCAACAGGAACAGGCGGTGAAGTATCTGATCGACCGTCTGCCGCGCTTCATGGGTGGTGCTTTCGATGCACGCGGTAACGGGCAGTATTTGGCCGAACGGGCTATGCAGCGTTACGGCGCCAGCCGGATTCATCAAATCATGCTGACCGAGGGTTGGTATCGCGAGCACATGCCGCCGCTGAAAGCTGCTTTCGAAGATGGCGACTTAGAAGGTTTGCCAAAGGACGCGGACATTCTCGCGGACCTGCGCGCCATTCAGGTGATCAAGGGCGTACCGCGCGTACCGGAACAACGGACCACCGGTGAGGATAAGGGCAAGCGCCACGGTGATGCGGCGGTGTCACTGGCTCTTGCCTGGTACGCCAGCCGGGAACTCAAGGGTGGTGTCATCGCGCCGTTCGAACCGGCTCCACGTCCACAAGATCAGTACACCGATGTATTCGATGATGACGGGCGGTTCGCTGCTCAAGGACTCTGGTGATTTATGGCCGTTTCACGAATTCTTGGCCCTGACGGCCAACCCATACCGCTCAAAGTACTGGCAGGCGAACCACAAACCGCTCGGGTTGCCGCCCTGTATTCCGAATTTGCCGAACACCCTACGCGTGGCCTCACACCGGCCAAACTGGCTCGCCTGTACGAGGATGCAGAACAAGGCGACCTGACTGCCCAGGCACAACTGGCCGAAGACATGGAGGAGAAGGACGCACATCTGTTTGCCGAACTCTCGAAGCGTCGCCTGGCCTGGTTGACCGTGGACTGGAATCTCGTGCCGCCGATGGATGCCACGCCTGCCGAGAAGAAAGCCACAGCAGAACTGGAAGCATTGATGCGCGATGCGCTGGACATGGATGCACTGATTCAGGATCTGGCCGGTGGCATTCTGCCGGGCTATGCCTGCATCGAGCTGGATTGGCAGAACGCGAATAGTCGCTGGGTGCCGACGCCGTATGCCCGCCCAGCCGACTGGTTCACCGTACAGACACAGGCACGGGATGTGCTGCGCCTGCGCACCACAGAACCAGGCGGTGAAGCTTTGCGTCCTTGGGGCTGGATCACCCATCTGCATCCGGCCAAGAGCGGGTACATCACGCGATCCGGTATTGTGCGGATGCTCGGCTGGCCATTCATCTTCCGCAACCTGACCGCCCGCGATCTGGCCGAGTTTCTGGAAATCTACGGCTTGCCACTGCGTTTGGGGCGCTATCCTGCCGGAGCCAGTGCCGAGGAGAAATCCACCCTGATGCAGGCGGTGGTCAATATCGGCCATGCGGCGGCGGGCATTCTGCCCGAAGGCATGACCGTGGAATTCCAGCAGGCAGCAACCGGCGCATCCGATCCGTTCATGGCCATGATGGCATGGGCCGAGGCTAGCATCAGTAAGGCAATTCTTGGCGGCACACTCACCAGCCAGGTCGATGGCAAAGGCAGCTATGCCGCCGCACAAACCCACAACGAGGTGCGCGGCGATATCCTCAAGGCCGACCTGCGTATAGCTGCCCGATCGTTGACCCGTGACCTCATCGTGCCACTGGCCAGACTGAACACCAGCCTCATGCGGATGCCGAGCTTTAAATTCGATGTCAGCGAGAATGAAGACATCACCGCACTGGCCGAGGCGCTTCCGAAGCTGGTCGATGCCGGTTTGCAGATCCCGGCCCGCTGGGTGCATGAGCAGCTGGCCATTCCGGAGCCACAGAACAATGAACCGATTCTGGTTCGATCGGTTGTCAGTCCAACCGGTAGCGTGGTGACGGCGACGGCCAAGCACGTACAAGGATGCCAATGCACCGGCTGCACCAGCATGGCGGCACTGGCCATATCCAAAGGCCAGCCCGTGATTGATCCAATTCAACCGGCGCAGCAGATTGCCAATACCTTGGCTAAAGAGGCACAACCAGCCGTGGCCGACTGGGTACAGCAGATCGAGGCCATGCTGAGCCAGGCGAATGATCTGGCTGAGTTCAAGTCCATGCTGCTGGATTCGTTCGATCGCCTGCCGCCCGATCAATTCGCACAGGCGATTGCCTTGGGTATCGAGGCAGCACAGGCAGCAGGCCATTACGACGTGGTACAGGTCAGTGGCCAGTAGCGATCAAGCGGGGCAACCTTCCACACTGACCGGCGTGTTCGCCAGACCGTTTGCCGAACAGGTCGCCTTTTTCCGCAACAAGATCGGCAATCTGGTACCAACGGCCCGTTGGGATGATCTGAAAAGAAGTGCCCATGACACGGGGTTCATGGTGGCCGGTGCCGCCAAGGCGGATCTGCTGGCCGATCTGGCCGCCGCCGTCGATCGAGCGGTGACCGAAGGTAAAAGCATCGAGGCATTCCGCAAGGATTTCCGGTCGATCGTCCAGCAGCGCGGCTGGCATGGCTGGACCGGTGAAGGTTCGCCCAAGATGGAAGCCTGGCGTACTCGGATCATCTATGCCACCAATGCCAATACCTCGTATGCCGCAGGCCGCTATGCCCAGTTGCAGGCGTTCGATTTCTGGATTTACCGACACAGCGATGCCGTCGCACATCCACGGCCACAGCATCTGTCATGGAATGGCCTGACGTTGCCCAAGGACCACCCATTCTGGAAAACTCACTACCCGCCCAACGGCTGGGGCTGCCACTGCTACGTGGTGGGTACACGCTCTGCTTCAGGAGCTAAACGGTTGGGTGGTGATCCGAATGCGGCCCTGCCGGATGGCTGGGATGCGATCGATCCGAAAACCGGCACGCCGGTTGGCGTCGACAAAGGCTGGGACTATGCGCCCGGTGCCTCAGTCGCACACACAGTACAGGCCATGGCGCAGAAAACCGTGCAATGGCAATACACCTTGGCCAAAGCCTATATGCAAAGCGTGCCGGTAACGGTACGGGACGCGCTGGTCACGTCCTACCGATCGCTGCCTTCCGTAGCCGACGATGCACGGCGCTATGCAAAAGCCGTGCTGGATGGGCGTAAGGTGGATGAATACCGCACGTTGGGGTTGTTGACCGCGAATGAGGCGGAATCAATCGCTTCATCATCCGGTTTTGATGTAGAAAAAATACAGGGGTTCGATTGGGCTATTGGTAAATACGCCCCCATCCATATCAATAATGAACATGGCGATGCATCGACAGAAGCTCCGCGCGGTCAGAGAGTGCCGACATCAAATGATTACGGGTTGCTGCCTGAGATAATTCTGGCACCAGATAAGTTATGGACTGAGGATGACGGTAAAACCGTGCTGATAGAAAAGACGATTGGGCTGGATCGATATCTGATTGCATGGGCAATTCAGAACAAAAGAAAAATGGTGGCCTTAACCTCGATGAGAGTGTATCGCCGCGCCCCTCGCGCTCAACGCCCGTGACGTTCAGTGTATGAGACCGCGCCTCGATGAGCGCGACGACGGAGTAACCTTATCATGTCGATGATCGAAATTGAACTGGACGACCGCGAAGTACTCGACTACCTGCATCAACTACAACAGCGCACGGGCGATATTACGCCAGCGCTTGGGGAGATAGGCGAGTACCTGATCAAATCAACCAAGGAGCGCTTTGGTACTGGCACCGCGCCCGATGGCACACCGTGGGCAAAGAACAGTGACCTGACCTTGTCCCGCAAAGAAGGCACCCAGCCGCTGATCGGTGAAACAAAACGACTATCCACTGAGTTCAGTTACTTCATCGGCAATAACGAACTGACCTTTGGCTCACCCCTCGAATACGCCGCTATCCATCAGTTCGGTGTTGGTCAAGGTGAGTCCGGTCGTGGTTCATTCAAAACAAGGAAGGGGTCGTTTCCCATCCCCTGGGGCGATATCCCAGCCCGACCATTCATTGGCATCAGTGATTCGGATCAGATGGAGATTCTGGACATCATCAGCGGCTATTTATCTGCTGAATAATTCCAGCCGCACTATTTGATAATATGAAATCTAATTTCATCAGCGGTCATTCAATGTCCCTTGTCTTCTCAGCTCATCCCACATTTATTGCAAACCTAACCTCACATTTATCTCAGTTCCGTTCACGATACGATTGAACTTACCGAGCATCGAACTGTTCGGGAAATAACGCTCATACTCGAACTGCCCCAAGGTGATCTCGGCTTCAATCCGGCCAAGAAGCTTCTCGACGGCTTTTCTGTTCGCAGGTGTATCCGTCAGTGCTGTTTGCTCACGGCAACGGATGCCTTGATAGCGAAAGTCCATATACAGTTTGTTATTTCGAATATTGATACTAGCCATGGCAAACACCCCCACTTGCAAGTGGTACAGCTAAGCCATGTGAAATGGATTCACGGTAGGTCGTTGGCTTTGAAACAGCTTGTCCACCGTTACCCATAGGGATAACCAGAGGCACGACACTGGATTCATCGCAGAACATATCCTGTTCAATGTGCTCCCAGATGTAGAGGATTTTCCGACCTCCGAATGGTCGAATGTAATGACGACCTTCTAGAAGCACACTGTCTTTGAGTGCGTTGCGGATGGTCCTGGCGTTGTACTTGATGCGGGCTGCGAGTTCTTCTGTCGTTAAGTAGGTTAGAGACATGGCACTATTCCTTACACTATGATTGATCTTCTCGGAATCAATCCGAGGCTCAAGAAGGTTGTTTTGACCTTCTGTAGATCATTATAGCCTCATAATGATCCATTGCAAGTGTTTTTGACCTACTACAGATCATTGGGTGCTTTTAAAGATGATTAGATGCCATCTGTCTCGCTTGCTAGGCGAGAAGAAAATGAAAATTGCTGACGTGTCACGCGACACAAAGATAAATAGAGGTACGCTTACGCGGCTTTATTACGAAACATATGAGCGTGTAGACAGAAGTGTGATTGATCAGCTCTGCGAATACTTGGACTGCAGTGTTGCAGACCTTTTTGAGTATGTCACTGAGGAATGAAAGGAGGGTCTGCTAAAGCGAGGGCAGGGGTCTTATCCACAGAGATGGATTTTCCCATTGAAAAATGTCGGTCACTAAATGGTCACCGTTTGGTCACCGAGTGAAAAGCAGAAATAGTGAAACGGCGTCAGAATTGGTGCGCCCGACTGGATTCGAACCAGTGACCCCAGCCTTCGGAGGGCTGTACTCTATCCATCTGAGCTACGGGCGCAATTTTTGTCCGCGCATCATAGCCTCTTGATCTTGTACTGTCCACAGAAAAAGCTTGGCGCCACCCATCGGAGTTGGTGTTAACCATCTGTATTTAATGGTTTATTTTTCTGATCAAGAAATAAAACCCATACCTTGCTGATAATCCAATTCGAATCACTGTAAATCCACGATCAGAGATACATCCATGATGTGCGAGCTTCGCGTTTAAAAACAGCACGGCCCTTACTGGTTGCCGTTTGCATCCATCGGTTGGTAAACCGGCAAATTTACAGTCTGTTGGGATTCCGGTAAGATGCGCTGCCTCTCTGCCCGGGTGGTGAAACTGGTAGACACAAGAGACTTAAAATCTCTCGGAGGAAACTCCGTGCCGGTTCGATTCCGGCCCCGGGCACCAATTGACTGTTTTATAGCGTCCAATAAGATTCTTAAAACTTAATTAAACCCGCATTCTGTCATGGTTTGCGGGTTTTTTATGCTTATGGCGTCCAGAAACATTCCTTTACTGCTAGCGGTTTTTGACGGTAACAGCGGGCATGTCAGAACATGAGAAAAGCTAGCTCGCTGGCTGGCGTGGATGGCAGATCGCCTCTTACACCCATTTTCGTCTCATGTCTGGCTCACTGAATATTATTTCCCAAAACAAAACCCCACCTTGCGAAAAGGTGGGGTTTGTCGTCATCCTATCCCGCTGTGCGGGGTTTTCTTCTGCTCTGTGATGTCAGCGCATCATTTCACGGCAATACCGTAAGGCTGCGGCATACCAATCGTAAACGGCGAAGACAGTGTCGCAAACGTGGCGGTTGAGTTCAGGCTCAAAGCGCCGCCGCTGCCGACCACGTACTGTGAGATGAAGCCGCTGGTCGTATCAGTCGTATACAGGTAGGCGCCGTCCTTGGTCATGGCCAGATCAGACACGCCCTGGTTTCCACCTGGTACGTTCGATGGCGTCATAGTAGTGAGCGTAGTGCCATCCCAAGTCATTTGCCACACGGATCCCGTATTAAACATCCCTGCGTATAGGTTGGTCTGCCCCGGGTTTAATGCCAATCCGGTGAACGTATCTGACGCGGCGTTGTAGGTCGCCACGTTTCCACTCAGGTCCCCTCCAGCCAGGCCTGCCCAGCCATAGGCGTTCTGTGCAGAGTAGAAGAGATAGTTGTTTGTTGCATCTTCGACGAGATAGGCTGGAGCTAACGTATTGGCAGCAATCCCAAGCAAGCTCAAGGTCTTCAACGATGTAAGCACACCGCCACTACCAATAACATCATCGATAATAGACGTGTCGGTGCTGCCTCCAGCTTGACCAATAATGAAGACCCGGGTGCTATCGTTTGAAACCGTCACACCCAGCGCGGCTGACAGCGACGTGGAATAGGTGCCGACTGATGTCAGAGCCCCATTGCTTATGGTGTATGTCTGCACCTGATTGCCGCCCGCCGCGAAGAGGTAGTTCCCATCGGGCGAGGTGGCCAGCGCGCTCACGCCAGAGAGACTTGGCACGGACGGGGTGGCCATCGGTGTAAGCGAGTCATCCGATCCGACAACGAAAGCATCGATGAGGCTTGAACCTGGTATCGCAACGTACAGGTAGTGCTTGTCCGCCGAAAGCGCGACGCCGGCACCGTTGTTGTCGAGCGATTGATACCCGATTCCGGCAGGAGCCAGAGTCCCATTACTCTGAACGGAGAAGGAGTAGACGGTTGGACTCCCCGAGTCGGACACGAACACGGCGCTGCTGCAGTTCACGAGCACACTGGTCACATTGGCGCTGACATTGCTGCCGGAACCGGAGTAGACAACGCAGTTCTGCTGCGTAGCCTGCGTGCCGATCGTGACGTTGTAGCTGGTGCCCACTGCCACCGGTGCCGGGAAGGTGAAATTGCCATTCGCTGTGACTGTAACCGGGTCTGCGCCGTTGTTGTACAGGGTCACCTGCTGCCCGCTGGCCAAGCCCTGAATTGAGCCGCCGATGGTATAGGTATTAGGCGAGCAGGAGACGGCTACGTTGGTCACGTTGGCCTGGACGTTCGTTCCAGACCCATTGCTGACCGTACAGGTCTCGCCGGAAGGCTGGCCGGTGACCGAGACGTTGTACGTACCGCCATAGGCGACCGACTGTCCCATCGTGAAAGCA